TAACAGCACTGGTCGGGAACCCCCCCTTTAGTCACGGAGAGACTTTAAAAGAACTGGTGGAGTCAATATGACCCTATATGAGTTTCTTGCTTCTCTCAAGAGCAAGTGGTGCGGATGGGACTCTCTCCCGCCTGGGATTTAGTTATTACCCAGTCAACAAAATAACTTGGCGAGCCTGAAATTTGAGGAGGATCATAAGATCCTCCTTTTTTATTGTATACATATTAAAGATATGAATTAAATGAATGGAAAGAATCGAAAGACCATGGGGATGGTATGAGGAAGTTTTTTCAGAGACCCAAAATTATAAATCTAAAAGACTTTATGTAAATCCTGAGCAAAGGTTTTCACTTCAATCTCATGATAGTAGAAATGAATATTGGACTGTTGTTCAAGGAAATGGTCATGTGATTGTTGGAGAATCTTCCAAAGATATTAATGTTGGGGATTTTATATTTGTCCCTAGAACTACACCACATAGATTGACTGGTGGAGAAGATGGGATTACAATTATAGAAGTTCAAATTGGAGAACCTTGTAGTGAAGAAGATATCCTCAGACTAGAGGATGATTATGGTAGAATAGAGTAAAAGAATTATTTTTTAGTATGAAAATTGCTTTAATTACTGGTATAACAGGACAGGACGGATCCTATCTTGCAGAACTTTTATTGGGTAAAGGATATGAAGTTCATGGCATTGTTCGTCGTGCTTCACTGATTAACACTCATCGTATTGATCATATCTACGGAGATGTTCATCTTCATTATGGTGACTTGACTGACTCTACAAATCTTGTGAGAGTTATTCAGCAAGTTCAACCAGATGAGATTTATAATCTTGGTGCTCAAAGTCACGTAAAAGTTTCTTTTGAGATGCCCGAATACACTGGACAAACTGATGCTTTGGGAACTCTGCGTGTTCTTGAAGCAGTCCGACTTCTTGGTATGGAAGAAAAGACTAGAATCTATCAAGCATCAACTTCTGAGATGTTTGGTAAGGTTCAGGAGATTCCTCAGAAAGAAACAACTCCATTCTATCCACGGTCTCCTTATGGATGTGCAAAAGTTTATGGATACTGGATTACGAAAAACTATCGTGAGTCGTATGGACTTTATGCTTGCACGGGTATTCTTTTTAATCATGAATCTCCTCGCAGGGGTGAGACATTTGTTACCCGTAAGATTACTAGAGCTCTTAAGGCAATCCAAGAAGAAAAGCAATCTATTCTTAGATTAGGTAATCTGAATGCCAAAAGGGACTGGGGGCACGCTAAAGATTTCGTAGAGGCAATGTGGTTAATGCTTCAGCGGGATATTCCAGATGATTATGTAATTTCTACAGGAGAACAGTATTCTGTTCGCGAGTTTGTTGATAGAGCGGCACCCTATTTTGGAATGGATATTGAGTGGAGAAATGAAGGTCTAAATGAGATTGGAGTTGACAAGAATACTGGACAACTTCGTATTGTAGTTGATGAGAAATACTTTAGACCTGCCGAAGTTGAAACTCTATTGGGAGATTCATCAAAAGCTCATAAAGAACTTGGTTGGAAACCAAAGACAACATTTGATCAATTAGTTGAGGATATGTGTAAGAATGAACACTAATAGCAAAATCTATGTTGCCGGAAATACCGGAATGGTGGGATCTGCAATTGTTAGAATGCTCCACTGGAAAGGATATACAAATATCATTTCATCTCCATCATCTAGATGGGATTTGAGAAGGCAAGAAGATGTTGAAACATTTTTTAGAATTAATCAACCAGAATATGTTTATCTTGCTGCTGCAAAAGTTGGAGGAATTTTAGCGAATAGAGATTATCCAGCTCATTTCATTTATGATAATCTGATGATTCAATCAAATATCATTGATGCATCTAGAAAGTTTGGAGTTAAGAAACTTCTCTTTTTGGGATCTTCTTGCATTTATCCTAAGATGTGTGATCAACCAATCAAAGAAGAATATTTGATGACTGGTAAGTTGGAACCAACTAATGATGCATATGCGATTGCAAAGATTGCTGGAATTAAGATGTGTCAAGCATATCGTAAACAGTATGGATTTAATGCCATTTCTTTGATGCCTACAAACCTATACGGACCCAATGATAATTTTGATCTGGAAACATCTCATGTTCTTCCTGCAATGATTGCAAAGATTCACAATGCAAGTAAAGTTGATGGTGATGTGGTATTATGGGGAGATGGTTCTCCCAAGAGAGAATTCCTTCATGTAGATGATCTTGCCGATGCATGTTTTGTTTGTATGAAAGATTATAATGATTCCGAACCAATTAATGTCGGAACAGGTGAAGATGTAACTATTAAGGAACTTGCAGAGACTATTTCTAAAGTTATTGGAAATAAGGGAAAAATTATTTGGGATGAATCAAAGCCAAATGGAACTCCTAGAAAACTACTAAATATTGAAAAGATGAAGTCATTGAATTGGAAACCAAGGATTGAACTTTATCAAGGCATTGAAAAAACTTACGAATGGTATAAAGAAAATGTTGTCTTTCAATAATATTGGAAATTTAGGAAGAATTTCTAATCAGATGTTTCAATATGCTGCATTAAAAGGAATTGCGGCAAAACATGATTATGAATATTGCATTCCACCAAAAGAAATTTTTGGAGTATTTGATAAAAATGTTAAAATGGATGGAACAAACATCTATGATCTCTTCAATCTTCAAGAAACTAATACGGTAGAAGTTAGTTCAAATAAAATTGTTAGAGAAAATGGATTTCATTTTAATGAAGAGTTATTTGAAAATTGTGAAGACAATGTAGATATTCTTGGTTATTTTCAATCTGAAAAATACTTTAAGCATATTTCAGATGAAATTAGAAAAGATTTTACTTTTAATGAAGAAATCTATAATGATTGCAAATCATTTTATGATGAGCATTTTGTGGATACCAAAGTAATCTCTCTGCATATTAGAAGGGGAGATTATCTAGTAAATCCAAATCATCCTGTTCAAGAATTGGAGTATTATGAAAAGGGACTTCAGGAGTTTGATTCTGATACTCCAGTATTAGTTTTTTCTGATGATCCTTCTTGGTGTGAGAAGCAAGATCTGTTTAAAGATGATCGATTCTTTATCTCTCAAGGTGGTGATCCAATTGCAGATTTGTGCATTATGACTCTATGTGATTATCATATCATTGCAAATAGTTCTTACAGTTGGTGGGGATCCTGGTTAGCAAACAGTGAAAAGACAGTTGCTCCTAAGAATTGGTTTGCTGGTGATTGTGCCGGACATGATACAAAAGATCTTTACTGTGAAAATTGGGTTGTAATCTAATGCTTATTCAAAGAAGTTCTGGTGACTTTTTTAAACATAAAGTCAAGATAAATGATATTAAAGTAAGAAGATTAGAATATTTCAAATCAAAAATTTTAGAAAAAACAGTTTTGCATTTTGGATGTGCAGATTGGCCAATTTTTACGGAGTCAAGAAATCTTCATTTAAATCTTTGTAAGTTCTCTGACAAAATAGATGGATTTGATACAGATTCATCTACTATAGAAAAGATGAGAGAAAGTGGTCTTTTTAAAGAAGGAACTTTATATGATTATCCCCCAGAAAAAACATATGACTTTCTATTGATTCCAGAAACAATAGAGCATGTTAACAATGTAGAAGGATTTGTAGAGTCTCTTAAATTCAATTGTCATGAGGGAACAGAAATACTGATAACTGCACCTAATGCTTTTGTTCAGAGTCAATTGGATGTAATGAACATTCAAGGAGATTATTATATTGAGACGGTTCATCCAGATCATAATTATTGGTTTTCAATTTACACATTACCAAATCTTGTAGAAAAAATTTGTAAAAATAAAGGGTGGAATATAATTTTTGATGAAATTGGATTTTTAGAGTATAGAAGTATGGTATATTGTTTATTCAGATTTTCTAATGACTAATTTAATGATTACCCAAGGTTGCACAGGAACATATTCAATTATTGATATTCTTGGTGATCACTTCAATTTTGGTAGAGGACATGGCAACATTAATCATCATTGCAGAAATCCAAATTTAGATCCAGATAGAAACATTTCTTTTGATGGATCTAAATTAGTTTATATTTTTTGCAATCCATATGATTATACTATTTCTTCATTTAATCGTGGAGTTAAGTTTAATGAAGTTCATAATCGACCAGATCAATGTGATGGAGATCATGAATATTTCAAGGATAGGCAAGGTCAAACACTAAAAGAATATCTTGAAGATCCATATGATGCCTATAGATATAGGGAACATGCAGAAGGTTATTTGAATAATATCAATAGAAAATATGATCTTTTGTTTTTGAGATATGAATCTCTTGGAGTTTACGGAATCAAACCATTACTAGAATTTTGGAATTTGAGTGGAAATCCAAATCTCTATAAGTTTAAAAAGAGGAAAAGTGATTGGACATCACAACCTCAAGAAATAAAAGACTTACTTAATTCCAAGTATGGTGATATAATGGAATGGTATGAATCTTTACCTTTAGTACAATTGTTTAATAAGTCATGAAAATTTGCATTTTAAATATTGCCACAAACAAATATATTAATTTTGTTGAGCAACTTTTGGAGTCTGTTGAAGAAAATTTTCTTAATGGACATGAGATCTCAGCTTTAGTTTTTACAAATCATGAGATTGAAGAAGTTTCTGATAACGTTAAGATATCTCAGATTGAACATGAACCTTGGCCAATTCCAACCTTAAAAAGGTATCATTACTTTATGAGTGAAGCAGAATATATATCTCAATTTGATTATTGTTTTTATATGGATGTAGATATGAGAATTGAGGGTAAAGTTGGCGATGAGATTCTTGGGGATCTTGTGGCAACGCAACATCCAGGATTTTGGTGGAAAGATAAAAGTGAATTTTCATATGAGCGCCGTGAAATCTCAACTGCATATGTAAATATGATTGAAGGAAAAATGTATTATGCTGGAGGATTTAATGGAGGAAAACCTGAGAATTTTTTGAAGATGTCCGAACAAATTGCTAAAAATATTGATCTGGATTTTAAAAAGGGAATTGTTTCTGTTTGGCATGATGAATCTCATATGAATCGCTATCTCATTGATAATCCCCCAACTTTAGAATTGAATCCATCATACTGCTATCCAGAAGCAGTTCGATTTAATCCTGGTGGTTGGAATGTTCCATTTGAACCAAAAATTGTTGCACTTGAAAAAAATCATGCCAAAGTAAGGAGTTGAAAAAAATGACAAACAAAGTTGTAATCTGGGGACTTCCCCCAAATACTCATACTCATTCTTATATTCATTTGGGATTTGCAAAAGCATTTTCATATCTTGATTATGATGTTACTTGGTATGATGATAGCGAAGAATATGTTGGCGAAGATCTAAAGGACTCAATTATTATTACTGCAAATATTTGTTGCAATTATTTGAAAATGGAAGATTCTTCAAAATATTTTGTTCATAATCTTGCCGATGGTTTCTCTAGAGAAACTGTTATGGACAACATTTACAATCTTCTTGTATATCATGAAAATTATGATTGGCATGATGGTGTAGAAAAAGTAGATGACTTTTCCTGGTATGATTCAAAAAGTAAAACTTCTGTGATTATGTGGGGGACAGATTTACTTCCACATGAGATAGATGATCAAGAAGTTTGTCTGTATGATGAATCTAAGGAAGATGTAAACTATGTTGGATCTTTATCTAAGGAATATTATGATAGATTTAGTAATGTAGTTTCCCAAAATGAAAAGGTATTCAATAATTATGGTGGATACACTGGAATTAGAAGTAAAAACACTGATACTGGATTTAGTAATGATAGCGAATACATTGACTTGATGAAATCTTCTTATTTAAATTTTGATCTTAGGCCACAGGTTCATTTGAATAATGGATATGTTCCATGTAGAATTTTTAAAGCTCTTAGTTATGGATCTTGGATAGGAACCAATTCTGAAAAAATTCTCAATTTCTTTGATGGTAGAATTACGGCAAATTCAGATTTAAATGAACTTTATTTAAAAACAGAAGAAGATAGCAAAAATGTCAGTGTCGAAAGTTTAATTGACAATAAGAACTATATCAAACAGCATCATACCTACATTAATAGAGTAAATTCATTATTATCAGTTCTATGAATATATTTTCAATACATGCGGGAAGAACAGACTTTCTTAAACCCCATGTTGAATATTTGAGATATTATTGCAAAGATGAATTTAATTATTTTTGTGTGGATAATTTTGTAAGAGAGGATCAAATTAATTTTATAAAAAACCAATGTGAAGAATTAGGTGTAAATTATTTGAGACCTAATTTTAATAGGCAAGGAAATGCATTTGATCATGGGAATTGTTTAAACTTATTGAAAAACTATACTACTGATGATGTTATCAATATAATATATGAGTTTGATGTTTTTCTTACAAATCAATTTTCTTTCTTTGACTATATTCAAGATTATGACATATCTGGAATATACCAACAAAGAAAAGAATTTGAGATAGAATACATTGCACCTTTTGTCATTATTGTAAATAAAAATTCTGATTTTTCTAGTATAGATTTTAATGGATTTCCTGGTGGTGATGTTGGGGGAGGAATCTCAAAATATATTAAAGGTGGAAAAAAGGTTAGATGGATGAAACATACTACTGGACTAACGAATCATGTAGATGTTAATGCTTTTTTGGAACCATACAATATCAATTATGGATGCCAAATTATAGAAAGTTCATTCCTTCATTATTATAAGGGAACTAATTGGAATGGTTCTAATATTAAATTAGTAAAAGAAAAGACCGAATGGTTTTTTTCACTGCTAGAAAAATCAAAAACAAAAGAAATTTTCAATAGAAATTATTTGGAAAAATATCAAACTATATTTTCACAATCATTCAGACATTGGAATGGTAGTGTAAAGACCTTTAAAAGTAATTTAAATCCCTATTATGAAAATTAAATTAACAGATATTCCAGTTTATTATATAAACTTGGATGGTGAAGATATTAAAAGAGAAAATACGGAGTCAATGTTAAAGAATCTTGGATTTAAATACGTCCAAAGATTTAATGCAGTCCGACATGAAGCTGGTAGAATTATTGGATGTGCGAGATCTCATTATGAGATTCTTAATATGGATATAGAACCTCCATTTATTATCATTGAAGATGATTGTGCTACCAATAGAAAATTTAAAAATGAAATAGAAATTCCAGACAATGCTGATGCACTTTATCTTGGAATTTCCCATTGGGGAAGATATATGGGACATTCCGGTCCCTTTGTCCATACAACAAAAGTTGATAATGAGATTGTGAGAGTTCATAATATGCTAGCAACACATGCAATTGCATATTTCTCAAAAGAATATGTGAGTATGTGTAAAAGAATTGCATACCATCATGGATATGAGATTGAAGATCATTTAGATATTGGATTTGCTGAGGTTCATAAATTCTATAATGTGTATTCTTTTGATGATCCAATATTCAGACAGTATGAATGGAATGCAGTAACAACTGGAAGAATTAGTGAAAATTCTTATAATAAAAGGAAAGCAAGTGTTTTATATAAGTCTATTATAGATGATCAAGAAAGTTATTATCAAATTCCAGGAACTTACTTTAGATCTCCTATAAAGCAAATTATAACGAAAAGAGATGTAACTGGAACACCTGCAATGTTTTTACCAACTAAAATAATCTAATGACTAAAGTATTACATTTGTCGCATCACTATGGATGTCTTAAAGATCATCAATATGTTTGCAATGAGATTGGTTTAGATCTTACTAGCATATTCTCTCTTTGGGATACTGATATCCTTCCCAAAGGATCATTTAAAATGACTAAAGATCTTGCAAAATCTTTATGGAAACCAGAATACTTTAATCAGTTTGATTTTGTCACAACTTCTGATACGGCTCCAATATCTAGAATTATTTTAGAAAACTTTGATGAGTTTAATGGAACTTTAATAATTTGGGTTTCTAATAGATTTGATTATGATATGAGTGGAGATGTTGGATGGTATCAAATATTCAAACAATATTCAAACCATCCTAGAGTGAAGATTGTTCCATATACTGAATTTGAAAATGTTTGGATGAATAGATTTGGAATATCAACATCATATCCAACAATAAGACCTATTGGTCTAACTATTTCAGATCAGTTAAATGATAATGAAGATTATTTAATGGGATTTGATGGAAATTATGAACTGGACATTAGTGGTGGTGATGTTTTAGTATCTCGCTATCACAATGATAATAAGTTTCAAAATTCTAGAAAAATTTGTGAAGGATTTGGATTAAAGACTGGAACTGCAACTTATAGAGGAGCAGAAGAGCTTAAAAAACTTGCAGAACTTTATGAATGTTTTTTAATATTTCCAGATGCATATTCTAAGTTTACTACTTTTGAATTGATGCAAATTGGAATGCCAATAATTCTTCCTTCCGAAGAACTTCTTTTGGATTTGTCGAGAAGACCAAATTACTTTTTTAGCACAGGAATTTCCCCTCAAACCGTTAAATATTGTGAATGGTATAATGAGCACTATGAAAACTTTGCTGTTTACTTTGAAGAGATGGATGGAATTGGTGAAGCAGTTAGTATGGTTCGTGAAAATAGAACTGCAATTTTACAAAAAATGAGTGACTGTGCTATTATACATAAAGAACACACTATGAATCAGTGGAAACAAATCTATGGAACAGTATAAGGAATATATGGATGGTGCATTTGCGCCATATTATACTGAAGAACAATTCATTGAATCTTACGGAAGAATTCCTAAGTTTAGATATGATACCTTTAAGTATTGTTGGGATTGGATTCGGGAAAAGGAATTAAAGACAATTGTAGAACTTGGAACTTCTAGAAGTTTTGTTGATGGGAAGTATCCAGGATGTAATTCTGATGATGTTAAATTTTGGAAACAAGATAATCCCGAAATTTGGGACTGGTCTGCAGGATGTTTTACTAGAGTTTTTGGTGAACTAATTCAAGGGACTGATATTGATTTAATCACTGTAGATCTCATGCCTGCTCATATTGCAAGATCAAAAGCAATGACTGCAGATCTTGGGAACATTGAGTATTTTGTAATGTCTTCTGAAGATTTTCTTTCTAGTGGTGAAGGAAAAATTGATTTATTATATATGGATACTGGAGATGTGACTCCAATTGAACCAACAGCGAAATTGCATCTTAGGGAATCAAAGATCCTTGTAGAGAATGATTTAATCTCAGAGAATGGTCTTATCCTTATTGATGATGTTCGAAATATTCAATCCAAATCACAAGATCTTTCTGATTATGGTAAGGCAAAATATTCTATCCCTTACTTGCAAGAGAATGGATTTGAGGTTATAATGGATGAATATCAAGTTCTCTTGCGCAGGAGTTAGTATGAAAAGTTTAGTAACTGGAGGTGCAGGATTTATTGGATCCAATCTTGTAGATAAGCTTTTAGATTTGGGTCATGAAGTTGTAGTCATTGATAATGAATATTCTGATGCACATGATAATTTCTATTGGAACGATAGATCAATAAATTTTTATGCGGATATTTGTGATTATAAAGCAACTCGTTCTCTTTATAAAGGAGTAGATTATGTCTTTCACCTTGCAGCAGAGGCAAGAATTCAACCTGCTATTGAAAATCCAATTAAAGCAGTAGAAATTAATTCTCTTGGAACTTGCACTGTCCTTCAGTGTGCAAGAGAGGCTGGAGTTAAGAGGGTCATGTATTCTTCTACATCTTCTGCTTATGGTATGAATGAAACTCCAAATGTAGAAACTCAACCGGATGATTGTTTAAATCCATATTCAGTTTCTAAAGTTTCTGGAGAAAAATTGTGTAAGATGTATACCGATTTGTTTGATCTTCCTACAGTTATTTTTAGATACTTTAATGTTTATGGTGAACGTCAACCATTACGTGGACAATACGCCCCAGTGATTGGCATTTTCTTACGTCAACATGCTGCTGGTGAACCTCTTACTATCGTTGGTGATGGTAATCAGCGTAGGGACTTTACTTATGTTGGAGATGTTGCAAATGCAAATATACTTGCAGCATTATCTGATGTTGATAAAAAATCTTTTGGTATGGTATATAATGTTGGGACTGGAAAAAATTATTCTGTAAATGAAGTTGCTGGGATGATTTCTGAAAATACTGTAAACATTCCACCGCGCATAGGAGAATCTCTTTTAAGTCTTGCAGATAATTCTAGATTGCGCGAGACTTTTTCTTGGGAACCAACAATGGAATTAGAGGATTGGATTAAATCTCAATTATGATTCAAAATATTAGAATCTTTTTGTGGCATATAATTGCAGAACTTGAATATATTTTATATCCCTGGAATGATGAAAATACTCCTTCAGAGGAAACTATTATAAAATATAATTTACCAGAGCAAAGTTTTGACAAAAATCTTCACTATGATTGGTTAAAGTCTCATGATGAAAAAATTGGAAGACTTCAACAAGAAATAATTTATCTCCAGAAAAAAATAGTAGCAATTGAAAATGGACAAAAATAAATCTGCATACAAATTGGATGGATTTGGACCAGTATATTACTTAAATCTTGATGGGCAACCAGAAAGAAAAGAATATATGGAAAATCAATTTGATTATTGGAATATAAAAGACTATACTCGTATATCAGCATATGATGGTAGAGAGGATGATCTTAGTGAAATTATTAGAGGAAAATATCCAGATATGATGTCATCTGGTGAGGTTGGTTGTGTTACTTCTCATATTAAAGCAATCAAACATTGGTATGACACATCAGATTCTCCATATGCAATTATTATGGAAGATGACTGTAGTTTGGAAACAGTTCCATATTGGAATTTTGCATGGAGAGATTTTATTGCCAACGCTCCATACGCATGGGATGTTCTTCAACTTGCCATTATTTGCACAGGAGATATTGTTGTTCCTATTCACAATAGATTTGTAAATGATTTTTCTACAGCTTGTTATGTAATAACAAGACATCATGCAGAAAAAATTATTAGAAATCATGTTAGAGGTAATAAGTATAAATTAGACAATGGTGTAAAACCAAGAGCTGTTGCTGATGATTTAATTTACAATTCTGGTTGCACATACGCATCTCCAATTCTTCTATATAGAATCGAGTTAGGATCCACCATTCATCCTGAACATATTGACATTTTCCATAAAAACTCATACAATGCTATACTGGGATTCTGGAAAAACAATGGATTCAATTTAACTCTTGAGCAAATTACTGATTATAATCCATACTACGGTAAAGTTACAGAGCAATCGGGACTTCAGCAAAAATGACAAATTTATCATCACAGATTAAAGAGGGGACTAAAAAGTCTCATACGATGGCAGAAAACACTGGATTTATTACATGTTTTTTGAAGGGAGTTGTTGAAAAGAAATCTTATGTCAAATTGATGTCTGATTTATATCATGTATATTCCGCTATGGAAGATGAGTTTGAAAGACATAAAGAAAGACCAATCTTAAATAAAATATATTATCCAGAACTCTTTAGAAAAAAATCAATAGAAAAAGATTTGGAATATTATTTGGGTTCTGATTGGGAAAGTAAAGTAACTCAAACAAGTTCTTGCAAAAGATATGTTGAACGTATTAGAGAAGTATCTAATAAAAATAGAGATCTTTTAATATCACATCATTATACAAGATACATTGGAGATCTTTCTGGCGGACAGATTCTTAAGAAAATAGCTCAAACTGCATTGAAAGTTGGTGATGAGGGATTGAATTTTTATACTTTCAATGATATATCTGATGAAAAAGAATTCAAAAATAATTATAGAAGTAGATTAGATTCCATTCCATTTAATCAAAAAGAAATTGATGATATTATAGAAGAAGCAAATAATGCTTTCCACTATAATATGGATGTATTTAATGAAATTGAAGGTAACTTAATTTCTGCAATAGGTAAAGTATTATTTTCTACATTGACACGTCATCAAAGGAGAGGTAGCACTGAAAATGGTTGAAGAGTTTAAACAATGGTTACTTGGGTCTTTTAATAATAGGAAACAAGCTTTTTCTTTCCCATCACAATATTCTCAGATTTCATTGAAACATGTTCTTCTTAAGAATGGTATGATTTATGGTGAACAAAAATATACTGTTAGAAAACAACCTCCGTATAGGCAATTTGTATTGGACATCAATCAAGTTGGTGAAAATATAGTAGTTACTAGTTATAAAGTAAAAAATGGTGATAGATTTTTATATTTTAAAGATCTTGAAAATATAACAGAAGATGACTTAGAAAAAAATGAAGGTTGTGATTGTATTTTTGTGAAGCAAGGTCTTAATTATGTTGGAAGAATATTTGGATGCAACTGCATAGTTTATAAAAATGGAAAAAAATCTTTTCTGTTTACAATGTCGTCTCTTGGAGAAAATATCTATAGAGTAATTGATAGAGGTTATGATCCAGACACTAAAGAAATGGTATGGGGATCGGAGTATGGTATGTTTGAATTTGATAAGGAGTGACTATTTTTTACAATAAATAATAATGATAGTTTTGTCATGATTTAGAACTTAAACGCAAAAAATGGCAAAATATTTAAGTCAGTTAAATAGAAAACTCCAAGTAGGGATATCATCTTACACTGATAACTCTACAGTTCTTAATGTAATTGGCAATGTTGGAATAAAAACTGATGTTGCAAGAGCAGACTTTGATGTTGATGGAAATGCTATAGTTAGTGGAAGACTGTCGGTAGAAACTCAGATGAGTGCTGCCGACGTTTTTGTTACTGGCGTTAGCACTTTTAGGGGAAAAATTGCAGTTGGCGCTACTATATTAAATCCAGAAAAGGATCTTGATGTTGCTGGACCATCTATATTCAGAGATGATGTTTCAGTAGCAAGTTCTATAACTGCGGGAGAATACAATGGACCTTTAAGATTTGGTGATCCCCAGGGTGGATTTAAACCTGGAGCAATTGAAATTGAAAGAACAGACTTTACTAAAAATTCTATAAACGATATTAATTTTATTTTAGGAAAGCTTGTTCCAAAACCACCAAAAACTATATTGGATGTTCCATTTACTATTTTAAATTTAGGTGTAGGATATCTTTGTTCTGGATTTTCTCCAAACAATAATACATTTGGTGTATATTCTGTGGGTGCAGGAACTCAATATCCTAGAAATACAACAAATAGTGTTACTTCTGATTGGATCACTGAGTATGGTCCTGGTGATCAAGGAGTGGTATCTGCAATGGTTAATTTTACGACTCTTGGAAGTCGTGAAATGATGAGTAATGATAAAATACTTCCTGATAATAGTATTGTAAATGATTTTTATAGTGATTCTGGAATATTTGATGCACTAGAAATTGCTAATGATAAAGATGCATTTTTTTCGTCAAGAAATACTGGAATTGCATCAGATTTTTATGAAGTATATGATGCAAGAATTTTAAATGCAACTGCATATCCGAAAGGATTTAATATGGCATATATTAAGCATCAAGTTGATACTGATATATTTGAGACTGAAAAATATCTTTGGTATGAGGATCCAAGCAATGTAAGTCCTCCTTCATTAATATCTTCAACACCAATAACACCATCATCACCACAATTAAATTATTCTTCAGGAATACCTCATTACAATGAATCAACTGATAATAATTTTGAATATCAAATTACTTGTTTAAATGCAACAGGTGATATGTATTCTAACTATACTTTCTTATCTTCTTCAGGACAAACTTCTGGATTTCAAAATGGAGGTAGTAAAAACTATGGAGATTTTGGTGGAGTAAATCCACCAACTAGAAATTTTGGAGTGGGAGTAGGAGTAACTTGCACAGTCTTACAAAGACCAAGAGATCTCCATATTAGAGTAACTGCCAATAACCAAAAATTTTCAAGCTACAATGCAACAACACCATATGGTGTTGATACTGTTAGAGCAGTTATAAATCAATATGTAAATATTATGGGATCTACTGCTAGAACTGATGTTATTGATGAAGATAATATTTTAATATCTTCTCTTGGAACTGGATCTGGAAATGCAACCAGAGTTAATGCAGGATCTACCGGTGATAATCCCACACCAGTTTATAGCACATGGAATGCCACAAATCAAATTTCAACTTATGAAGCAGTTGTTGTTGGTGGAGATTTGAAGCATGATCAAACAAATTATTCAATTGGACATCTTCCAGTAGGTCCTGATTATTCTGTGGGAAGATCTGGATCGCAATATTTCCAATTGCAAATGATTAGATCAAATGTTTCTGAATTTAGAATAGTTGTAAATGGATCTTATTCTGGATGTTGGATCTGTATGCCAGATAACTCTGCATGGACAAATTCATTATCTGGAACTAATGGTTGGGCAGATATGTTCCAGGCATATAAAGGATCTGGAATACCAACAACTGCTTTACCTGGATGTGCCTTTGCTGGAAACATGACGGGATCTAGTGGAACATTCACATGTGTTCTTGGAACAGAATCATCATCAAATGATGTGAATAATAGAATATTAATTCGTTTTAAATTAAACACAGGTAACCAAATTAATACCCTATCATTCACCAACACATAATAAAAAATGGCGATATCCATCCAACAGAAGATAGATTATTTACTCAAAAAGATAGGGTATTCATCATCCAAAACTGGTATTGCTGAAGACTCTACACTTTCTGGAACTAAGAAAGCTCCATTCGCAGAACCAATAGCATCTCCTTTGGTGATATCAAATACTGGTTTGTGGTTTGAATCTGAAAGAATACCAATAATCCCACCACTTTCAGATTATTTTATTGTTCCTGGGGATGGTTATCCAACATATAAGTTAATTGAAGTTTATGGAAATTCTAATGCTTTTAGAATGACTGAGGATAATACTGTTTCCGGAAAAAGAAGTTTTATTGCCAGAGAGATTTACGGTGATAATACTTCACCAAATGTCATAAATTGGATAGATACACAATTTGGTTCAGAATATATTGTAGAAGTTTATGCTGGTGATCCATCATCTGGTGGAAATAAACTTTCTGCTGGAGGTAGTGGAAATAATGATGAATGGTTTTTTGATTATTCCTCTGGAGTTTTAAATTTTCCAGGAACTAATGTTCCTTCTCCAGTATTAGCGGGAATCGATGTCTATATAAAAGGATGGAGATATGTTGGAACTGTTGGATCTATAACAGATTTTGATGGAGGAAGCTATTGAATACTAAATATAGTTGAAGACCATATTTAGATCTAATGGCCGCTTCTGTAGTAAATTTAACCATTGAAAAAGGTGCCGATTTTGAGGCATCTTTCTATGTTACTGGAGATGATGGTGATAAATTAAACTTATTATTCACAACAGCTTTTGCCAAAATAAGGAAACATCCAACCTCACCAAAATATACAAATTTTTCTGTCGGAATAACTACAGAATATGGGGAAATTAATGTATCTATGGCAAGATCCATTACATCCGAATTAGAATCTGGAAGAAACTATTTTGATGTTTTTATTGAAAATAGTCAAATGGATTTTGTTACTAGAGTTGTTACAGGAACAATAATAGTAGAGGATACTACAATATGAGCATAAAAGTCTCTGTTTCAAGAAATGCTTATAACGTTAGACAAAGAGTTGGAAAAAGAATAAATGTTTCCTCAAAATCTGGAATAGCAATGGCAAGAAAATTATCTGATCTTCAAGATGTCAATATACCTAATGAAGAACTTAAAGATCAGTATGTTTTGATGTATGATAAAGATACACAAAAATGGGAATCTAGAAATCCAGATGATGTTCTTAGTGCTTCTGCAGTTACTGAGACAACACAGCCAGGTCTTCCACTTGATTTCATAGAATATTTGAAGCAGAATCTAGAACTAGATACTGCAGAAGAATTATTTACACAGCTATCTGATAGAATTACTAATTTAACTCTTGGCGATCTTGCCAATGTTAATGATGAAGAAAGAAAAGATAAGTATATTATTATGTTTAATGCATTACTCAATGAATATAGAGCAGCAAATCCAGATGAACTTCTCAAAGCTGCTGTTTCTGAACCTGAAGAACCTGGATTGCCAGATGAGTTACTTGATCAACTTGATATCGATCTTGACAATAGAATTGACTTTGATGGTGGAGAGTATTAATAATTTACTAAATAAATATAAAACAATAGCGCTCTCAAAATGGCAAAATATTTAAGTCCTACACAAAGGAATTTAACGATTGGTGTAAAGGATTACACTGATTTTGAGACAGTATTGACCGTTATTGGTAATGCTAATATTACCGGTGATCTTTTTATTGATGGTGGAAGATTCCTTGTAGATTCAGAAACATTTACTCTTAGAGATCCTCTAATTGAACTTGGTTTAATTTTAGATGAAAATACCAATGAACTTGTCCCACCAACAATGGATTTGGGAAATGATGTTGGTGTTGTCCTAAACTATTATGACACTGCCACCGGATCTGCAGAAAAGGCAGCGATGTTCTATGATAATGATGATGATAGAATGAAATTTGTTCAAAGGGGAACATTAGAAGGAAATAGTGTTATTGCTGAAGCATATGCTGCTTTAGAGATGGGAGCATTGTGGTTGAACGATTGTGCTGGACAATCACAAGTCATTGATTGTAGAGATGGTGAAAGACTTTTGGAAAATATTTCAATTGACTGTGGTGCATACGTTTAATTAAAAAATATTATAAGTTTGTAATGTTTTTGATGATTAATTTTAATAAATAAAAATAACGAAAAAGAAATTCTGTATTGGGTTAATGGCAAATCCTAAAATTCGATTTAAAAGGTCTAGCGTACCTAATAAAATTCCATCAGTATCAGATCTTCCTCTTGGCGAAATAGCCATTAACACTAATGATGGTGAGGTGTATATTGCTAGAAATAGATCAGGTTTCGGAACTGACATAGTTAGAGTCGGAGCTGGTGCAACAGTAATTAACGTATTATATGTAACACAAGATGGTAACGACAACAACACAGGTAAGAAACTCGGAGACGCAAAAAGAACCATTAAAGCTGCCGTCGCAGAGTCTGTCCCAGGAACAGTTATTAAAATTAGTGCTGGAGTTTAT